CTCTCTCTATCCAGTACCAGCCACTGATGAACCGCTACTCCCAGAAGGTCATTCAGTACGGCAAGGGTGTTGAGCGCATTAACGAACTCGTACTTCGTAACTTGGCTCTCAAAGAGCCAGAGACTTTGATGTTTAACCCAGAAGTTGATGGCCCACTGAAGTCAGACCAACTTGCTGTCCTTGATCCTAACGATCCAATCACATACCAGAACTATGTGCAGTTCCCACCTCCACTTCCTCTCGATAAGTTAATCGTCTTGAATGAAGTCCAGGCAAAGATGGCTGCTGGTCTTGAGTCTAAGGAAGGCGCTCTGCGTACCTTGGGCGAGGAGTTCCCAGAAGAAAAACTTCGTGAGATTCGTGATGAGTTGAAGGAAGATGCCAAGGCCGATGGAGCCCTACAACTTCTCAAGATTCAGATCCAGAAGCAGATCATGGATATGACGGGCATGATGCCTGGTCCTGATGGAACTTCTGCCATCCCTATGCAGCCAACACAACTTGGTGATGGTGACGTTATGGGTGATGGAATTCAGGGTCCAGAGACACCAGAGAGTGTTAACGACCCAGCACAGCAGATGAACGAAAGCCTAGAGGATCAAACCGAAGGCGCAATTCGTCAGCAGTTAGTGGAAGAAGCCTACGGCACCAAGCAGGTGCAACGAAGGAATGTCGACCGCAACGACAACTAGCATTCTGATAAACATCAGAGTATATCGAGACAATTGCGACATTTTGTAATGCAATAGTCTTGTAAGAAACCAAGGGACACGCCGCAAGGCATACGGACAACGACATAAGAAAAATAGGTGACCAATAATGGCCGATAATCAAGAAGTGATGGAAACAGTCGCAGCAGAAGTTGCGCCAATCCAAGAAGTACCAGTGGAGGCTACAGTGCCAGGATTTACTGCAGATGACCTTGCAAAGGCTCGTGCGCAGGAGAAGGCTAAGTTATATCCACAGATGGAAAAGATGGCTGAAGAACTTGCCGCCCTTAAGAAGGAACGCGAAGAAGCAGCCGCACGTAAGGCAGCACGACAGGCTGAACGTGAAGCACAAAAAGCGGAGAAAGAAAAGCAGAAGGAAGTCAAAGAACTTTCCTTTAAAGAACTCCTCGCTAAGAAGGAGCAAGAATTTAATTCTCAACTTGAGAATGAACGTCTTGAAAGAGAACGTGCTTTTGCTCTCCTAGATCAGGAACGTAAGTTCCAGGATTTGATGGCTTATCGCTCACAGCGTCTTGAGGAAGAGCGCGATTCAATCGTGCCTCAACTCATTGACCTAATAGGCGGTAATACACCAGAAGAAATTGAACAGAGTATTGCAACACTCAAGGATAAGTCCGCAGGAATTATGCAAGATGTGATGCAGACAGTTCAAGCAAGTAAGCAACAGATGGTAGGTACCCGTATCACGGCGCCTGCCTCAGGACCTCTCGATAACGAAATGGGACAACAATCGTATACGCCCGAAGGAATTCGCGGCATGGACATGGCAGAATATCAGAAGCAACGCGCCAAACTACTCGGCACAGCAGCCAATAATCGCGGTCAGGGACTGTTCGGTTAATTCCCCCCAACAACTTACAGAAAGGACTGCCATAAATGGCTGGTTCAGCAATTACAGGTTCCTCGCAACTCGCAGGAGCCCCAACCGCTTACTCAGGCTCAAACTCAAGCCTGAACCAAGCAATCCAAACAATCTGGTCGAAGGAAATCCTCTTCCAGGCAATGCCAATTCTTCGTTTCGAACAGTTTGCAGTTAAGAAGACTGAACTTGGTGTCGCACCTGGTCTTCGTGTGAACTTCCTCCGTTACAAGAACTTTGCTGTCGATCCAACACCTCTTACAGAAGGTGTTCGTATGACAACAAACGCTCTCACAGCAGAGCAGATTGCAATCACAGTTGCAGAACAGGGTTACGGCGTTGCTGTCTCTGAGTTGCTCTTGAACTCATCATTTGATGACATCATGGCTTCTGCTTCACGTCTTCTTGGCCGTCACATGGCTCAGTACCTCGACATCCAGGCTCGCAACACACTCTCTGCTGCGACATCTGCTGTCTTCGGTTATGACCGTACTTCACTCCAGGGTGTAAACGATTGGTACAACGAAGGTACAAAGGGTACAAAGATCGCAGACCTCACAGGCGCTTTCAAGTTGTCTACAGGTGCTGTCAAGGATGCTGCCCTTACCCTCGCTTCCAAGAACATCCCACGGTTGGGCGAGACTTACGTCCAGTTCATCCACCCAAAGCAGTCTCGTGACATTCGTTCGAACCCAGAGTTCATCGAAGTTACAAAGTACGCTGCTCCAGGTAACTTCATGCTCGGTGAAATCGGTCGTCTCTACGACGTAGTCTTCATCGAAACAACACAGGTCAAGCAGTTCGCTTCTTCATCTGTTGTTGACTATACCAACTTTGTTGGTGCTCCTTCATACCAGACCGATGTCCCTGTAAAGGCTAACACCGCTCCTGGTCAGGGTGGAAACCCAGAAGGTTCAACTTCACCATACCCAGCAGGTGGATCAGACTCAACAGCGTCTGCAACAGTCTATGAGTCAATCATGATTGGTGACAACGCTTTTGGTCACGCTATCGCTCTTCCAGTTGAACTCCGCGATGGTGGCGTTCTCGACTTCGGTCGTGAGCACGCTCTTGCATGGTACGCAATCTGGGGCCTCGGTGTCATTACCGATCAGGCTATCGTGAAAGTCTACACAAACTAATAACTGGTTTGTAATAACTTTTACAACTTAATAGGTGTCTGGGGGTCATACTCCTTCTTTGGCCCCCAGCCACCACTTAACACCACACTAACTTAGGAGAAATACACCGTGGCAAATACACCAACAAGTCCATTGGACGCAACAGGACGCGCTGCAGAACAAGCAGCGAAGAAGAATGCAAAGGCACTTCAGGACCGCAAAGATGAGATTTCAATTGCGGCTCAGGTTGAGGCAGAGACACTAGAAAACAACGTATTCGATCCAACGAATGCAACAGCACCTATTGTTCTTGACGAGATTGAAAACGTCGGAGTAAGTACAGCAAACAACTCAGTAATCATTCGTACAATCACTGATATTGACGATATGACATACGGAGTCGGAAATACTCTCTCTTTTAAAGCAGGAGTTAAGTACCGCGTATCTCCAGACCTAGCAAATTATCTCGAAGAACTTGGATATATTTGGCGGCCAAACTAAGCCGTCGCTAGTAGTCTGACCCTCAACTGGTTCCCGCCCTCCTCCCAGTTGGGGGTCGGACCTTTTTATGCGTACATATTGTGAATAACACGAGATGATTACGCCAAACAGTTTTCGGAGGTTTTGTGGCTACGTTATCCAGTCTGGCGGAACGCCTTCGTTCTGAGATAGGCGATATCGGCAAGTCCTTTGTCTACCAGACAACAGCAGACGGAATCACAAACCGTTACCTTGTTCCATACTCTCCTGTAGATGGTGCAAACCTTATTATCCATGTTAATGGGTCAGATGTATCTAACGCTGTTCTTGTCGAAGAAGAGACTGGTTACATAACCTTTGATTCTCTCCCAAATGCTGGGGCACCAATCGTTGTTGCTGGAACGTATTACCGTTACTTTACTAACAACGAAATTTGCAACTTCATCACTGATGCGTTTAACCAGCACACAAAGAATCATGCTGACCCATACGGTCGCGGTGTGACTATCGCTAATCTTCCTGGTGTTGAAGAGTACCCAGTAGTTGTTTACGCCGCTACTTTAGCCCTTTACACTTTGGCTAACGATGCCGCATTTGACATTGATATTACCGCCCCAGATGGCGTACAGATTCCTCGCTCCGAGCGTTACCGTCAATTGATGGATATGACTCAGCAGCGTAAGGCTCAGTACGTTGAGTTGTGCTCACAGTTGGGTATCGGTCTCTACAAGATCGACATGTTCCAACTTCGTCGTATTGCTAAATTCAGCAACCGCTATGTGCCTATCTATCTTCCTCAAGAAGTGGACGATCGTTCTATGCCTCAAAGGGCGCTCCTGCCAATGCCTACCTATGGCTCTCAACAGTTCCCATCGGATGTTCCTACATTTGATTTAAACGCATATCAAGGTGACTCATTTGAAGTTACTCTGCAGTTCCCATTTGACGTAACAGCCTATACTTGGAAGTCTGAAATCCACATGCAGTTTGGTGATGGTATTCCTCTTGCAGCATTTGACATTGAGTTTGTTGATGGAGATAACACAAAGTTAACTTTGACACTTACAAGTCAACAAACAGAGGCTTTACCAGATCTTTGCTTCTGGGATATTCAAGCATCAGCATCTGATGATTCAGGGTACGAACAAACCTACATGCGAGGAGCGCTGTTTGTTACACGAGAGGCTACCGTATGACACGCGTTAGCCATGTAGTTGGTTGCAGTTGTGGTCAGTGCAATGGAATTCAAGGTGTACAGGGTCCAACGATTATTGTCGGTCCTGGTCAAGGCGGTGCTCGCGGTACTCAAGGAACACAAGGAACCCAGGGCGCAACTGGAACAGGAATACAAGGCGCACAAGGACCGATTGGACCTGGTGGTGGGGCGCAAGGTACACAAGGAACAACAGGTATCCAAGGTGTACAGGGATCTACAGGCAGTGGAACACAAGGTGTACAGGGTTCCCAAGGAGAACCTGGTACTCAAGGTATCTCTGGAACATCACTAGGCACTACAGATGACTTATCTGAAGGTGTAACAAACCTATACTTTACTCCACAAAGAGTGGCGTATGTTCACACCCAAGGGGTAGCAAATAGTACGTGGGTTATCACCCACAATTTGCATTTTTACCCTAACATTACAGTGCAGGATTCGGCTGGTAATATAGTCGAAGGCGAGATCACATACACTAATTCGGACTCCTTAACAGTCACATTTGCAACAGCGTTTTCAGGCGAAGCCTACTTATCTTAAGGAGATAACCGAATGGCAAGAAAATTTTTGACTCCAATAGACCTTGGAAAACTTGAACTTCAGAATGCTCGCATTCAAAACCTTTCAACTGCCAGCCAACCAACAAACCCTGTCGAAGGTCAGATTTACTATGACACAACCGACAAGTACATTAAGCAATGGAATGGAACTGCGTGGATTGCATTTGGTCCTCAAGGTACACAAGGCACACAAGGTACTGATGGTGTTCAAGGTACACAAGGAACCGCAGGTTATGTAGGTGCTGATGGTGCTCAAGGTACACAGGGAACTCAGGGAACCCACGGAACTCAAGGCACTCAGGGAACACAGGGAACTCAGGGCACACAAGGTACTGACGGCACACAGGGTACACAAGGCACCGATGGTACCCAAGGTACACAGGGAACAGACGGTACCCAGGGAACACAGGGAACTGATGGTACTCAGGGTACCCAAGGAACTGATGGCACCCAAGGTACTCAAGGCACAGACGGTCAGCAAGGAACTCAGGGAACCGATGGCACACAAGGAACTCAAGGCACAGATGGTACCCAAGGAACTCAGGGTACTGATGGCGCACAGGGTACACAAGGTACCGATGGTGCTCAAGGTACAGACGGTCACTCTGACCGCTATAAGACAACCTCTAATACCGCAAATGATATTGCAGTAGCAGATGGCGTAGTCTTCTATGTAAATGACGAAAATCTTTCTTACTCAGTAGGTCAAGATGTCGTTGTTGCTTACGACATTAATAACTACATGACTGGAACTGTTGCTTACTACGAGACAGTGCCATCTAATTACATCCAAATAAATATTCATACCATTGTTGGTTCTGGAAACTACTCTTCATGGACAATTAACCTTGATGGAGCAACAGGTGTACAAGGTACAACTGGCTCTCAAGGTACCCAGGGCACAGATGGAACACAGGGCACTCAAGGTACAGATGGCACACAGGGTGCTCAAGGTACTGAAGGACAGCAAGGTACACAAGGAACTCGCGGCGCACAGGGAACACAAGGAACTGAAGGTCAACAGGGAACTCAGGGTACCGACGGTACACAAGGAACTGATGGTACACAGGGAACTCAAGGTACTCGTGGTGCTCAAGGAACGCAGGGCACACAGGGTGTAGACGGTACACAAGGTGCTCAAGGCACTGATGGAACTCAGGGAACTCAGGGCACTGATGGAACACAAGGCGCACAGGGAACTGAAGGTCAGCAAGGTACTCAAGGTACCGACGGAACACAAGGTACTCAAGGTACAGATGGAACACAAGGTACCGACGGACACTCAGACCGTTACCGCACAACTTCCACAGATATTTACACACTACAAGTAGCAGATAACGTAACATTTACTGTTGAAGCAGGGCTAAGTTACTCTGTTGGTCAAGACATTGTTATTGCGTCTGACGCAAATAACTTGATGCATGCAACAGTAACCAATTACAACGGCAGCAACGGTCAACTTACCTTCAATATCAAGGACTATACTGGCGGAGGAACTTCTGGTTCTTGGTCAGTAAACCTTGACGGTGCTACGGGTGTTCAGGGAACTACAGGTTCACAGGGAACCCAGGGAACCGATGGAGCCCAAGGCACACAGGGTACTGATGGTACTCAAGGTGCACAGGGAACCCAAGGTACGCAGGGTACTCAGGGAACTGATGGAACTCAGGGCGCTCAAGGTACAGACGGAACCCAAGGTGTACAAGGAACTCAGGGTCTTGATGGACAACAGGGAACACAAGGCACCGATGGTACTCAAGGTACCCAAGGTACAGACGGAACCCAAGGAACCCAAGGTACCGATGGTACTCAAGGTACTGCCGCTCTCTGGAACTACCTCGGTGCGTATGACCCAGGAGTCATCTACACAACAGGTGATGTTGTTACTTACGGCGGACAACTTTGGTACCGCAATGTCTACACCTCTGCTGGTTACACCCCTGGTGGAGTAGAGGGATATTGGGACCTACTTGCCGCTCAAGGCGTACAAGGTACTCAGGGAACTGATGGTACTCAAGGTACCCAAGGTACAGACGGAACCCAAGGAACACAAGGTACCGATGGTACACAGGGAACGCAGGGTACAGATGGAACTCAAGGAACACAGGGTACCGACGGTACTCAGGGTACCCAGGGGCACTCTGACCGCTACCGTACATCATCTTCAACTTCTAACGCAGTTGCTGTAGCAACTAACGTAAGTTTTGTTCTAGATGATCCAGACCTTTCTTACTCAGTTGCTCAAGACGTAGTAATTGCACATAGCGATGCAGCGTACATGCATGCAACTGTAGTCAGTTACACATCAGGTACTAACACTCTTGTTGTAGATGTTAAGGACATTGTTGGTTCAGGAACCTTTACCTCATGGTCTATCAACCTTGATGGTGCCACTGGTGTACAGGGAACCACTGGTTCTCAAGGTACTCAGGGAACTGACGGCACACAGGGTACGCAAGGCGTACAAGGTGTACAGGGTCTCTCTGGTCAACTTGGAACCTATGCAACAACCATTACTGGAGATTCAACCGATGGTGGAGCATCTGGAACTACAGCGTTCACAGTTACACACAACCTAGGAACTGAAGATATTATGGTTACCGTTTGGGATACAGCAACCAAGATGGAAGTTGTTACAGACGTTGCTTATGTAACCACAACATCCGTAACAGTTGGATTTGCGGTAGCGCCAATTACAACTAAGTCCTACAGAGTAGTAGTAAAGGCTTAGCACTCACTTTCTGTAGTATATTGTTTAAACATTAAGTGAGGAGTTTTACAGATGGCCCGTAGTTACGTCGTACCGCTAGGTCTTTTGCACCTAACTAACGACCCTACGGGCCATTCTGCTGGAGACACTTACTACAATACGGTCTCTAATAAAATTCGTGTATACGATGGTTCTCAGTGGAATGACTCTGGAGTATCTTTACAAGAAGTTTCTACCGCTATTTCAGGGGCGGCTTTAGGATCTACTGATGATCTTCCAGAGGGTGTTCAGAACCTGTATTCAACTCCTGAGCATGTGTATAACGCGATAACAAGCGGAACACAGAACAACATATCATTTACTTATCACTCTACAGGCAAAACCATTGATGTATCTGTACCTACCGTTCAAGGTACTCAAGGAACTCAAGGTAAAGCCATTCAAGGTACACAGGGTGTGCAAGGTACTCAAGGTGTATTTGGTACTCAAGGATACAATGGCTCCCAAGGTGTTCAAGGTACCCAGGGAACGCAAGGAGTACAGGGAACACTTGGCGCTCAGGGAGCGCAAGGAACTCAGGGTGTCCAAGGCATTCAAGGAGTACAAGGTTTACAGGGTACGCAAGGAACTACTGGTTCACAGGGAACACTC